TCAAACAGTTCGTATCTTTCGCAATGCAAGCAAGCAAATAAGGAATAGATATGAGCTTACTAATCAAAGAAATTGTTGAAGACGTAGAATATATCACTGAAGCCAAAGAAGATGGTACTAAGCAGTACTTCATCGAAGGCATCATTATGCAAGGTGACATCAAGAACCGTAATGGTCGTATGTATCCTAAAGAGATCCTTGCTAAAGAAGTAAAGCGATATAACGAAACTTACGTTGAGAAAAACAGAGCATATGGCGAGTTAGGGCATCCAGCAGGTCCAACGATTAATCTTGATCGTGTATCTCATATGTTTACAGAGTTAAGACAAGAAGGTTCTAACATCGTTGGTCGTGCTAAAGTAATGGACACACCAATGGGTAAGATCGTTCAGAACATCATGGACGCAGATGGTACTTTAGGTATTTCGTCTCGTGGCATGGGTTCAATCAAACAGAATAAGAGTGGTATCATGGAAGTCCAGAGTGACTTTATGTTAGCTACCGCAGGGGATATTGTAGCCGATCCATCCGCACCAGACGCTTTCGTTAAGGGAGTTATGGAAGGTGTAGATTGGATTTACGATGTAGCTTCTTCTTCATGGGAAGTGGCGAACGCATTTGACGAGATCGAAGAAGAGATCAAACAGACTGCAAAAGTCTCTACTAAAGAGCTAGAGATCAAAGCAGCCGCATTGTTTGAGAAATTTGTACGTTCTTTGTCGAAATAGAAATTTGTATAAATAGTAATATTGAGCTATCAATTACTTTAAAAGGAGAAGTTAAATGAGTGAATTAGAAAAAGACGTTAATGATCTTGATCTAGGCCTCGAGGAAGCGAAGGAGACTGGTACTGATGCAGTAGCAGCCGACGCCGTAACCCCAGAGGGTGGACAAGAAAAGAAACGTAAAAGCGATAAAAAAGTTAAAGGCGAAGTTGCCGATAAGTCTGACGAAAAGACACCAGAAGGCAGTGTAACTGGTGGAATGTCAGAAGCTGTTGAGCGTTTGTTTGAAGGTTCAGAATTTTCTGAAGACTTTAAATCATCTGCTGTTGCAGTATTCGAAGCCGCAGTACACGAAAAAGTACTAGCTGAGACAGCAACTTTGGAAGAGAAATTTGAAAGCGATCTTCAAGAGCAAGTTGACAAGTCTGTTGAAGAGATTGTAGAAAAAGTAGACCAGTATCTAGATTACGTTATCGAAAACTGGATGGATGACAATCAAGTAGCAGTTGAAAGCAACATTAAAGTAGAAGTTGCTGAATCATTACTTGGTAGCATCAAAGGTCTTGTATCTGAGCATAACCTTGAAATCGATCAAGAAACTGTTGACTTAAACGCTGAACTTGAAGTTGCTCTTGAAGAGTCTAAAGTTAAGTATAATGAGTTAGTAGCTGAAATGATTGACGTTAAGGAAGCTAAGTCACAAGCTGATCTAGAAGTCGCATTCAAAAATGTTTCTGAGGAATTAACAGACACTCAAGCGGAAAAATTGCGTGTTCTCTCAGAAGGTATTTCTTTTGAATCAACTGATGATTACTCTAAGAAATTAGAAGCAATCAAGCAAAACTACTTTGTAGAGTCTGCTCCAGTTGTAACAGAAGAAGAAACTGATCTTCTACAAGAAGAGACTGCGGAAGAAGTAGCACCTGCTTTAGATAACTCTATGGCAAGTTATGCTGAGTCGCTAGCCCGCTTTAGCAAGAATTAAATTTTTATAAATAGTAATAAGTAAAAAAATCTCAAATAAAGGAGAACCATAATGAGAAATGAAGAATTAATGAATAAGTGGAAGCCGATTCTAGAGCATTCTGCTCTTCCAGGCATCCAAGATAGCCATAAGGCTGCTGTTACAGCAACTCTTTTGGAAAACACTGAAGTTGCTATTCAAGAAGGCTCGACTTTCGGTCACGGCAGTCTTTTAGAAGCGGCTCCAACTAACGCTGTTGGCGACAACATGACCGGCAATGTAAAGGGTTATGATCCAGTATTGATCTCTTTAGTTCGTCGTGCAATGCCTAACTTGGTTGCATACGATATCGCTGGTGTTCAGCCAATGACTGGACCTACTGGTCTTATCTTTGCTATGCACTCAAAGTATGCTTCACAGGTACACGGTGGCGGTGATGAAACTAATACTCAAGCATTCTTGAACGAGCCAAATGCTAAGTACTCTGGTACTTCTGCTGGTGTTGGTCTTGGTACTGCTGCCGCAGAAGCACTTGGTGGTGCAGAAGTCTCTATTGATGCTACTAGTGCTGGTTTGGTTACTGAAAGCAACCCAATCCCAGAAATGTCTTTTCAAATCGATAAAGTATCTGTAACTGCTAAATCTCGTGCATTGAAAGCTGAATACTCTTCAGAATTAGCACAGGATCTTAAAGCTATCCACGGTCTTGACGCTGAAACTGAGTTAGCAAATATGCTTTCTACTGAATTGCTTGCTGAAATCAACCGTGAAGTTGTTGGTGCAGTTAAGAATTCTGCTACTCCTGGTACCGGTGGTGCTACTGGTGGTACTTTCAACCTTGACGTTGATGCAAATGGCCGCTGGTCAGTTGAGAAGTTCAAAGGTTTGATGTTCTACATCGAGAAAGAAGCTAACAAGATTGCTCTTGACACTAGACGTGGTAAAGGTAACTTGATCCTATGTTCATCTGATGTTGCTTCTGCACTTCAAATGGCTGGTGTTCTTGATTACGCTCCCGCTATTGACTCTGCAGGCTTAAACGTAGATGCTACTGGTAATACTTTTGCTGGTGTTCTTAACGGTCGTTACAAAGTATATGTTGATCCATATGCCGGTAGTGAGTTCTTAGTAGTTGGTTATAAAGGTACTTCAACCTTTGATGCTGGTATCTTCTATTGCCCATACGTTCCATTACAAATGGTTCGTGCAGTTGGCGAGAACAGCTTCCAATCTAAGATTGGTTTCAAGACTCGTTACGGCATGGTTGCTAACCCATTCGCTACTAAAGGATTAGGTTTTGGTGGCGCAGTAGGAACTGACGACAACGTCTACTACCGTAACACAGTAATTTCTAACTTACTATAAGAGTTATTAATACTAAGATTCGGGTTAACCGAACGAATTTGGGGGATCTTTCGAGATCCCCTTTTTTTGTGCATATAAATAAGTATATACTAGAGGAATAATATATGTCTACATTAACAACAAATCATAACTTTTTGTCTCCAGTCGATTTCAAGCTTGTAATCGACAGGTTGCCTAATGTTGAGTTTTTTGTGAAAGGGGCAACTATTCCTGGTATCACATCTGGAACCACAGCGATGCCAACTCCGTTTAAAAACTACGATAATCCTGGTGACAAGTTAGTCTATGATGACTTCACAGTAAGTATCATATGTGATGAGGATATGAAAGCGTTTAAAGAAGTGTCTGATTGGTTAGTCGCATTGACATCGCCAGAAGACTTCGCACAGTACGCTAGTTTGAAGCCAAAGACATTTGGAAGAGGCGGGGAGCCAGTCAACAATTTAGGTGATGGTGTCAAATCAGACGGTTCTCTGATTGTACTAAATAGTAATAAGAATGCTAATGTCACTATTAAATTCTCTGATATGTTTCCGATATCAATAGGATCTATTTCGCTAGACAATGCTTCAGACTTGACACCACCAGTATTTGATATAACATTTAAGTATGGGAAGTATGATATAGTAGTCTGATTACGCAACACTTTTATTATGGAGATTATGAATGAAGCTAGAAGATATATGCGAAGCATGGGAAAAAGACGGTCCCGTTGATACGATAAACATCACGAACGAGTCTGCCAATACACCAAAACTTCACAACAAGTACTTCAAGATATACATGGGCGAGGGATATATTCTTCGCAAGATGAAGGCTGACTACAAGAAGTTATTCAAGCTAAAAACTGAATACTACAGAGGCGAACTCGATGTCACTGAGTTAGCACAGTTTGGATGGCAACCCCAACCCCTTAAAATTCTCAAGCAAGACATCCCCTCATATCTAGAAGCTGATGACGATATTATTGAGTCGTCTCTGAAGATTGGCGCACAAGAACAGAAAGTAGCGTATCTTGAATCTATTTTAAAGATGATCGGCAATCGTGGATTCCAGATTAAATCAATAATTGACTGGGAACGGTTTAGAACAGGAGCATCGTGATATGACTGATGAAGTGATTATAGAAGTAGTCGATAACGTCTATGTTAGGGTCGTAGCAGAACCTGGCATTAAGATGGAGTTGTCTGATCACTTTACGTTCAAGGTGCCCGGTGCCGAGTTTATGCCTTCAGTTCGGAACAAGATTTGGGATGGTAAGGTGAGATTGCTGAATGCAATGACTGGTAGAATCTATCGAGGTCTTGTACCCTATATCCTAAAGTTCTGCAATTCAAGAGAGTATGAAGTTACTGTTGATGAAGGTATCATACCAAACAATCAAGTGCAAGATACTGCTGGCTTTGATCTAGCGAAAGAGTTCGAGACAGCATTCGTGCCTCGTGAGTATCAGAATGATGCAGTAGTTCATGCGCTAAAGCATGAGAGAGCGTTACTGCTCTCCCCAACAGCTTCTGGTAAGTCTTTCATCATATACCTACTAACACGTTTCTACATAGAGACGTTAGATATGAAAGTTCTAATCGTAGTACCCACAACGTCACTTGTCGAGCAAATGGCATCTGACTTCATCGAATATAATGGTGGTCAAGAGTTAGACATACACAAGATACGTGGTGGCATTGATAAGAACATTGAAGCAGATATAACCATATCCACTTGGCAGTCAATATATAAGCTAAGAAAAGATTGGTTCGCTAAGTTCGGTGTTGTTATTGGAGATGAGGCACATCTATTTAAAGCTAAGTCTGTATCTTCTGTTCTTGAGAAGATGCCTGAATGTCAGTATCGCTACGGCTTCACTGGAACACTAGATGGAACTCAGACACATAGACTCGTACTCGAAGGTCTGTTTGGATCAGTGTTCGAAGTAACAAAGACAAAGGATCTGATTGATGATAACACTCTAGCAGAGTTTGATATCAAGGCATTAGTACTTCAATATCCCGATGAAATACGCAAGCTAAATAAGAACATGAGCTACCAAGAAGAGATCGATTGGATAGTTAGAAGCGAAGCAAGAAACAAATATATACGAAATCTCGCACATGGACTAAAGGGCAACACACTTATATTATTTCAATTTGTTGAGAAGCATGGTAAAGTATTAGAGCCAATGCTACAAAAGGAGGGGAAAGTTGTTCATTTTATACATGGTGCAATCAGTGCAGAAGATCGTGAAGAAGTCCGTAGAGTTGCTGAGTCTAGCGATAATAACATTATTCTGGCTAGTTATGGGACTTTCAGCACTGGCGTTAATATCAAGCGTTTGGATAATATCATCTTTGCATCTCCTAGTAAGTCAAAGATTAGAAACCTTCAATCGATAGGTAGAGTACTTCGTAAGGGCAATGGGGCTGATAAAGCAACACTATATGACATAGTAGATGACCTTCAATGGAAGTCCAAGAAGAACTTTGCAGTCAAACATTTCTTGGAGAGAGTTGATATATATAATGATGAAGGGTTTGAGTACA